CTGGTGACGCTGTCGGGAATGGTGGTGCTCGTCAGGCTAGTGCAGCCAAAGAATGCGTAACTCCCGATGCTTGTTGCATTACTACCAACGTAAATAGATGTAAGGGTCGCCGTATTTTTATACCCATCAAATTCGGTAATACTCGTAAGGTTTCTAGTTTGCTCTACTCCTGATATAAAGTCCGTAGTGTATGGGTAAGACCGCTCAATAGCAGCATCGCTCATCGGCAAATTAGCCAAGGCGATTTTTTTAGTTTCCCCAGCGCTAGTATCAACAACTGGCAAGAAGTAAGTTGCCGCGTTAACTGAAGTTAGTTCCGTAAGTTGCGATATTTTTCTGTCTGCCATATATTACATTACACTCTATTTACTCAAACGTCAGAACAGATATTTAAAATAATCAACATCTTCTCCCCAGATTTTGTTTACAATGTTTTTGGATTTGGGGCAAAAGTACTCTTGATAAGATTTGTGCTTTGTTTGGTTTTCTTTTTTTAGTTGAATTCCTGCTTTTTTATAAAAATTTTTTAAATTATGTTTGTGCAAAAACTCAGCAAACTCCACTTCTAAATTTTCAAACCTAATCAAATTACCTATTGAAATACTGCCTTCAAACTCTATAAAAGATTTTTGGCTCCATGCGTGAAAAAAATTAGGATCAGAGGACAACTCTTGAAAGAACTCGCAGAATTCTAAAAAATTTTGAAAATCCGTATCATAAACCCCATTTAGTTTGTTTTTTTGGGCAAAAAAGTACATAGAGACCATTCTATCGTAAGGATTTCTTATAACGGCTAAAGTCGGAAGCGATAAAATTCTTTCGCCAAATTCTTTTATTGCAAATTCTAAGCGACAATGAGATGGAGCAAAGGTATTTTTATATATCTCATTGTCTGCACTGAGGTAGTTATCTCTAATTGTATTTGTTACGCCGAAGTGGTTGTAGAGCGATGTACTTGCGTTTTTGGGAATGCGTATAAAATTAACCTTCTTATTAGCCCCAAAAGTAAATTTCTTCATTTTAATCAAAGTATATCGTTAGTTTGTCGCCGTATTCGCTGTACGTATCTACCGCAAAACCCAGGTCGATCATTTTTTTCGCAATTTCATGATCAAATTGTCTTTGGTTTGTGTTTAATTGTTTTATTATTTCTCCGTCCTTTTCCATTTTTGTTATTGTCTCCCCTATTTTATATTTTTTTTCTCTTATTTTTAATGCAGAGCTTCTTTGGTATTCTTTACATTCTATTTCAGAAAAATCTTTTTTAAGAAAATAAATTTTAATTTCGTCATTTTCTATATCCCACCCAACACCGTACCAATTAAACCCTCTTGGGGCTACTTCTGATATATTTAAAGAGCTAAGCATTGATAATGCTTTTTTACGAAAAACTTTAAAATTCGTTTTCGTCCCCACGGTAATTCTAGAAGAGTTAATTTTACTTGAATTTTTATTGATAGTTATTGGGAAAGAGTACGCAGAAATATGAGCATTTTCTTCTATATCTTCTTTTGCAATTGAAGAGATAGTATTTAGAATGAATTCGTATTCTTGCTCACTGACAGAAGATATTAGTGAAAAAATATTTTTTTGATATTTGTAAAATTTATTTTTAATTTCGTCCAACATTCTTTATAATAATATTATATTTAAAAGTGTAAAGTAAATTATGGGCCAAGGCATAAATAAAAATACAGCAAGAGAGGCTACATCCCTAGAGCCTAGTCAGCTAATAGAGTTTTATCTAATCTATTATGATTGGCCAGAAGACCAGAATAGTGTTCTTGCATTAACCCCGATACAGAGAGGTATAAATATCCAAGTTATTTGGCAAGGGCAACCTTATATTTCTTATCCTTTGGAAGTTACTGGATTTGAATCAGCTGGAGATAATACGCTACCTAGGCCAAGGATAACACTTTCAAACAAAGACTACGCCATTTCAAAATATTTGAAAGTTCATAATAATCTAATAGGAGCTAAAGTAGTTAGGAAAAGAACATTTGCAAAATTTTTAGATGATGTGAATTTTGAAGGTGGGCAAAATCCATTTTTTAATGTCTTTGAACAAGTGACATCAGCCTCAGAGACTTCTTTTTTGCCAGATCAAACTTTTTATATAAATAGAAGAGTAACCGAAACAAAAGAATTAGTAGAACTAGAACTTTCTTCGGTTTTTGAATTAGATAATGTTTATTTGCCAAACAGAAATGTTTATGCTAGATATTGCACATGGATATACAGGGGTCATGGCTGTAGGTATTCTGGAGCCCCAAAAAAGACAGGAAATTCACAAGACTTTACCGATGCTGACGGGGCTGTTGTAGCGCCAATAACCAATAAAGGTTTATGGTCGAGATTGACCACATACAATAAAGGAGACTATGTCTTCCTAGAGATAGAGAATTTTATACTCAGAAGCGATGTAGAGACGGATTTATCTGCACCAGCAGAAAGATTAAAGACTTTTTACGTTTGTGTGGCTGACGGTGTGTCTGGAAATGAAACCAATCCGTCAATTTCCGCAAATTGGCAAAAAGATGAATGTTCAAAGAAAATATCTGACTGTAAATTTAGATATACTAATAATTTAAGATTTGGAGGATTTCCAGGAACACATGAATACTCACCAAAACAGTAGCTTTATAAACGAAATAATAGACTTTTCGGAAAGCTCTCCTATGAGAGAGGTTTGCGGTTTTGTTATTTACAAAGATGGCAGTCTGGTTTTTGAAAAAATGATTAATCATTCTCATGAGGATGATTATTTTAAAGTTGACCCCATATCTTTTCTAAAGAGATCTTTAAGTAATGAGTTGGTCGCTATATTTCACACTCATGTAGATTCAGAAGAATACCCGTCTGAGTACGATATACAAAATTCAAAGAACTGTCTTTATCCGTTTTTGATTTATTCTTTAGAAACTAAGAAATTCAATTTATTCCATATGCCTGAATTCAAAGGGCCAGAAAACGGTGTAAATATGCTGAGGGAAGAAATAAATGACTAACATAATTATTCACGGAGAACTAGCAAATATATTTGGGGCAAATCATACATTCAAATTAGAAAGACTAATTGATGTTGTGAAGGCTTTAAACGCAAACAACCCAGGATTTAGAGAACATATTCTTTCTTTGTTTCACAAGGGAGTGAGCTACAACATGGTTAATTTGAAGAAACCAAATCAAAAATGGGACTCTATTGAGGAGTATGCAAAAGAAGAGGCTCCTGATGAAATTCATTTAGTCCCAGAAATCGCTGGTGCTGGAGCGATTGCTGCTGCTGTTGCAGTTTATGCGGTTAGTGCAGTTGCAACTACTTTAGGATTCGCTGCTGTTGGGGGTTTTTTAGTTAACCTTGCTATCGGTTTGTTAATACAAGGCGTTATGACTCTTCTTTTTCCTGTGGAGCTGCCGAAAACATCGGCTCAGACAACAGAGACAAAGATAGACACTTCTAGTTATATTTTTACAAATTTACAAAACAACGCTATTCAAGGTTTTCCTGTTCCTTTGGTTTATGGGGAGCTGCGGATTGGTTCAAATATAATTGCCACGAACGTTGTTAGCGAGGATCTTGGATAATGAATTACTATAAGAAAATCCTACAACGCAAAAAAGCGATAACTATCGCTGGTTCAAAAGGAGAGAAGCCTTCTTATTTGATGCCTCCGTCTTCCGCGTTTGGTAAAGTCGGTTTTCAGATTTATGAAGCTTTGGATCTATTGTGCGAAGGCCCAATTGCTGGATTGGTAGATCATGAGGGTCAAAGATTAGACCCAGGTCAGGTTGTTAAAGATTTTTCTAGCAACGAGAATATTGTTGGATTATCTGATGGCGGCATAGATAAAGGTATATATTTTGACAATATACCCCTAAGAGAAAGCACTAATAAACCAACTGTATCAAAATATAATTGTATTTTTCGAGACGGTTCGGAATTCCAAACCCGTTCAGAGATATTAGCTACCCCCCAAAGATTGCAAAAATATGGCGCAGCTATTAGAGGCGCTTGGGTAAATCAAAATGGAGCTAGACATGGTAGCGGTAGTTATGATACTAGAGGTGACCGAGATTTTGTTAATTGGCAAAATTATATACCTAGAGAAGTATTAGAAAAGCCTTTTTATTATGAAAATTACGACAAAAATGTCAACTTATTAAATATCGGATTGCAGGTTGACGGGTTATTTGATACAAAAAGTTATGCCAATAAATACGAAAGTTCGGGAGGGAAAAGCAGGCTTGGAACAAATTTGCCCGCCTCAGTCACTATTGAAGTGACAGTAGGAAAAGTCAATGCATCAGGCGCAGAGGACGAGGTGTCCTTCGCGTCTTTTACCACTAGAGCTGGCAAAGGAGTGACGCTAGGGCAAGCAAACGGAAGAATAGCTATAACTGGGGTTATAACAGCGCCGTACACATTTACTTTAGAGGGTATAAGACTCCCTGATCTATTAGATACGGATATTCATAGTTTTGTCAGAATCAAAAAACTTGAAGCGGAGACCACTTCCAGTATAGTAAAAAGAGAAATCGGCGTTAGTAATATTTCCGAAGTGAACTCAGAAACATACCTTTACCCAAATTCGGCTTACGTTGGAACAGCTATTGATTCAAAATATTTTCCTCAAGTCCCTAGTAGAACGTTTAAATTAAAAGGTAAAAAAGTTTTAATCCCAAGTAATTATTTTCCAGTAGATAACCTTTTATACGATAGGAGATTTGCTGGTGATGGTAGTTCTGTTGGAAGAGTTATATATGGAGATTTGTATTTTAATAATGAGAGTTCGGGCGAGGGTTTAGAGCGAGATTTAAACGGGACAGAGTTATCATCTAATAGAAATTGGGATGGCACATTTAAATTAGGTTGGACAGATAACCCTGCTTGGATTTATTATGATTTATTAATAAACACCAGGTATGGAATAGGGTCTTATTTAAGGGATGTCGGCATAGTAGATAAATGGTCATTATACCAAATAGGTAGATATTGCGATGCGGTTAATGATAATGGCGAATTTGTAGGTCTAAGCGACGGGTTTGGAGGTTTAGAGCCTAGATTCAGTTGCAATATAATGATTAAGGATCAGAATAGCGCTTTTGAAGCTATACAGGATATAGCGCGAACTTTTAGAGCTATGGCTTATTTTAGCAATTCTTTTGTTAATGTAAAAGTTGACAAGCCTTACTTCAAAGAAGGCAAGCCTAGCCCACAAGGACCACCATCAGAGTTAGAATTTGCGCCTCATTTGATTTTTAATAATTCAAACGTCAAAGGAGGAGCTTTTGCTTATGCTGATGTAGATAGAAACACAAAACTTTCCGCAGTAGAGGTTTCGTTCTTAGATAAGACTAAAAATTTCACATCAGCAACAGAATATGTCGAAGACACTGAGGCTATTAAACAAGTTGGGCTGAATTTCAAGCAGTTGAATGGAATTGGCGTCACTTCTAGGGGGCAAGCTCATCGTTTGGCTAAGTACATACTTTTTGAATCTCTATACACTACAGAAACTGTATCTTTCGGTGCTGGGCTAGAAGCTTTATTGATAGAGCCTGGGGATATTATAAGAGTTGACGACGAAATGAGAAATTTCAGCAAAAACTTTGGCACAGTAGTTGGCACTAGCGGAACTGTCTCGTATTACAATCCAAATGGATTGGGCGATTATCAAGAAGGCCCAGCAGCTATTTTGGTGGAACCCGCATTCAAAAGCGATCAATTCGAAAATCTAACTGGCGGAGTTTTAAATATATTTAATCCAATAGACATAAGCGGAACAGATCAGTTTGATCAATTTCCTGGTAAAATAAACCAAGATCTTTACAAAGAATTAAACAACCCGCAGACTATAAGTTTAAAAATAAACTCTGGAGGATCTGGCTTTAGTTACCAGCATACAGATAGCGGTGTTTTTATTTTTATAGACGAGCAGGTAACGGGTACGGCAGTTGGTGGCCCAGGTAATGCTCCTAGCCAATGGTTCTCTAATAACGGAGCAAACACTGTTTTTGGTTCTTCTTATAGCGTAGACGTGAGCGGAAGAGAGCCTAAATATTTTAGAGTGCTTGGTATTAAAGAAGATGCTGAGATGGGTTACAACGTAACCGCTACGATTCACCACACTGGTAAATTTAAATTTGTAGAAGAAAATACCATTTTTGATGTAAACCCAGACTCTTTCCAGCCAGATTTAATTACTACCCAGCTAGTTAAACCAAATCCCCCAAGCAGTGTAACCACTGGAGCTTTTTCGCAAAATTTAGATGCATCTTTGAATTTGTCATTAAGCATTGGCGATCCAGCCACTAAAGTTGGAGACAAGTATGTAGTATTTATCGAGGAGCCGAATACGAATATAGTGGTTGCTGAATTTAATAAAAGCGCCACTTCAGTTACAGATGTTGTTTTGTCTGGAGCTGCTAGGATAGATCAAATAGGTTCTTATCAAATTAATGTATTTTCAGAGCTATCTACATCTACTACAAAAATAAGAAGCGATTTAGCCACAACAACATCTTTTGTTACTGAAGCGGCTGATTTTAATTTTAATTCAGCAACTAATTCTTTTTTAGACTACAGCGATATTTCTATTAATACTTCATATGAAACCTCTTTTAATAATTTGGAAAACGAAGGTACTGGGCAAGTTTCCTTTATAGAAAACGACAGTGCGATAAATGCAACTTTTAATTTGTCTTTTGAAGATATTTTTGGCGGCCAAGGGGCTGAAGTTATACAAAGCGTATCTGGGCAAGTTATTAATTTGAAGGACTATGAGGGTAATTTAGTTAAAACAGGTTTTAAATTTTTAGAAAAAGAAGAATTTTTCTCCGTTACAAATGAAGAGTTAAATATTGCGTTTGGTTATACTGGGCAAGGCAAGTATAGAATGCCTGCGAATTTGGATTTTGAAGTTGGTAGTTTTTTGCTTAGCGGAAGTGGGGACTTAACAACCAACCAATTTATTTCTTTTGATCAGCCATTTTCTGGGTCTGAATCTCTAGCTGTTTTCACTTCTCAGTTAATAACTGGTGAGTTTGAAAATAACTACGATAAAATAGGCAGAGTTATTTCTACTAGTGGTGGCTTTTATGTTACTGGAGCTTCAAATTCTACCAGCAATCATATATATATAGCCACTAAAACTGGTAATTTTATATTTGATAATAAAAAAGATAGAATTGAAGTAGGTATAACAACAAAAAATAATGAATCTGGCTATCGCTTTGTAGGGTTCTCAGAAAATTTTGATTCTATTCCAGAGGTTTTTATACAATCACAGGAACCTGAGATTGGCGAAGAGAGTTATTTTTCAGAAACTTCTGTAACTGGAGTATCTGTCAGCGGGTTTTACTTTAACTCTTTTCAGAGTGATTTATCTCCTGCTAGTGGCACTGGCGCATTTGCATATTTATGCACAAATCAAAATATTTTTAATGTAGCCGATTCTAGTGATTTACCCGTAAGAACTCTAAATTATTCTTGTACTGGAGAATCTGATTTTAATTTTAATGTAGATAGTATTTTAGAGCAGGCAAATGGTACAAATAACACTGGGTACAGATTTAATAACGACCAATACGCTGTTCTTTACCAGCGATACGGAGATGATGAATTGTTTGAAAATAGCTTTTTTGCAGTTCAATCAACTGGAGATGGAAAGAATAAAGTTTCCGAGCATGTTTTGCAAACTGGGTCTGATATTGGCGCATCTGGATCTATTATTAATGCCAATTTTCCTGACAACGCTTATAGTTTATTTAATGCTAACGGAAATGTAAATCAATTTGTTATAGATGGAGTTAATGATGCAAACGTGACTGGATCTTTCACTTCAAAGCAGATTACCGATGGCACATTGTTATCCTACGCTGCTGGAGGCGATATCCGCGTTAGTAAAATATACGACCAGTTTGGAAATAAAGACGCTATTCAAGATATCACAGGCATCCAAGGTAAGATAGTAACTGGTGGAGCTATGGTCACCTTGGACGGTAAGCCAGCTTTAGATTTTGTCAGAACAGCCACAGGGCAGAATAATGCTGTTTATTATAAATTTGGCGGAAATAGCCATATTACTGGAGTAAGCGGTCTTGAGATTTTTGCCACTGTATCTTTTGATACTGTAAATACTACATTAAATCCTTTAGCTTCGTATCAGGGAGATTATATTGTCGGAGAAACCAAAAACCTTGCAGTAGGCGACGTAGGTTTTGGAGCTGGCAAAATAGGAGGAACACCTTATCAATACCTATATGAAAAACATGGGTCGGCTAATGCATTTGGTGGTTTTGATTTCCCTGGAGATGTAACTAAAGACGGTTGGGGCATCACTGGCAATGAAATATCTTATGGTACAAAATATGTATTAAATAGTTTTGTGGGTTTTGATGATTCGGTCGCTTCTGGGTTTAGGGGTATGACTTTTGATGGGTCTTATATATCTGGTTATACAGTGACAGGGCAAAAGAATAATATTATTGGTACTATAGGGTCTGATCAAACTCATGATAATAGTTTTGATGGAAAATTTCAAGAAGTCTTGATCTATAAAAACGTTCAACCAAACTCAAGAGAGAAGATTAGAAAAAACGCACTGTACCGATCAAATGAAGGCTCAACAAACCCGAATTTTAATTTTATACAAATAGGAGTAACTGGAACATTATGAGGTTTAATGAAACAATAATTGGTCTTCACCCAGCATCGTCTGGGTACGAGCTTGAATGCTTCGTGCAGAACAACCAAGACTCAGATTTCTTGAGTGGATCTGGCTCGTTCTTAGTCGAATTCCCTAAGTTTACTGTTACTGGGCTTGAATTTAGAGGGCAAAATATAGTTTTTGAGCCCACTGGGGCAGACTTGCAGTTGATGTCCGATATAGAGGTAATTGAAGACTTAATTGAATTGAGATGCTTCTTTTCTGGAGATTTAAATGGGGTGACTGGGCTCGCTAAAGAGAACATAAAACTACTAGATGTCTTCACTGGGGACTATGCCGAATTTCAGCCAGACATAATTGGTTTAACAAATTATGTCAAAGGCGGCATTGTTAATGTAGATAAAAATGATCAATTTGTAACCTTTAATGTGCTCGATTTAGATATACAAACTGGAGTGCAGACCATATTCTACAAAGTTATTCCGCTGGATTATTTAACTTTTGGGGAGTCTTCGGATGCAGCAAGTGGAATACTGTTTACTGGTTTCGATTCTTTTGCCGCTATAACAGAAACCGAGATTACTATTGACAGATCTAACGCAAATGATTTAAGATTTTTTGCTAATGCTGGCATTACCGATATTTTCGCAGGCACTAATATTGTTTTAACAGAAAATATACCTTTAGATTTCTCAGCTTCGTTTAGAGTTAGAACGGCCTCAGAACCGATTTCTATTTCACCAAGTGGAGGAGCGACACTACGAAGCAGCTCTTCCTCTTTCCCAGTTAGCGCTGGCGTTGTTACAATTCCTGCTGGAAATGAATTAGGAGAATTTTCAATCGATTCTTTATTGGACGTAAATGGGCAAAGAGAGGCTTACATTATATCTGAGCTGTAAAACATATCTGCCTCTAATTTGAAGCCATTTTTTTTATAAAATTTTTCTATCTTAGGATTTTTCTCGCTATTGCCTACTAAAATTATTTCAAATTTGTATATATTTTTTATACACTCTAAACTTTTTTTAAATAATTTAATGCCATAGCCTTTTGTCTTGGGGTCGGATACCCACATATATTCTTGTATAATTTTTTTATTAACTCTAGCGTCATAAGTTTTTAGCCATACTATATAACTAGCTAATTCGCCATTAACAAAGTATCCGAAACAAAAACAATCTTTAAATCTTTGCGGGTTAGAAAAATAAGAGGTAATAGAATACAAGTTCACTTCACATCCAAAATGAGTATGCTTGCCTATTTTAGCATACATTTCTTCTGTTATCGAAACTAAGTCTTCTATTACCTCTATTTTATAGAGGCCGTTTTTTAAACCAGCTTTAGGAGTTTCCGACATTCTTTCGCTGGGACATCTTTGTAATCTTTCCAGGTCTTGATGACTTCTGGATCGTTCTCGTATTTACCGTCCGCATAAAGCTTACGCAGCTTAGTTAGAAAAGAATTGAAGTCTGTACCTACTTTCTCTTTTAAAATGCCTTGTGGGCTAATATCCTTCGCTCCAGAGGATGACGGCGGAGTTACGATAGGAGCTTTATTATTAGACGAGTCAATTTCGTCCGCTCCGACAATGTAAATGCCCAAGAAATTACGGACAGCACGAACAAAAGCGCGATTTTCTGCAATGCATTCTAAGAACTTTGCAGCAAAACCATTTGTATTGCGAAGTGTGGCGTTAGCAACGGAGGAGGACTTCGCACCATGACTACCGAAAGGTTGTGTTGGGTTTTCATAATTGCAAATAAAAGTGATCACGCACTTGACGACAGATCTCTCTTCGGAAGACTCAACAACGTCATAATCAACAGCGTCGATACCCCTAAGCTTCGCAAGCTCTTTAATCCCACTAAGCTTAATTAAAAGTTGGTTATCTTCTAACCCTTCAATAGATTCTGGGACGGGCATCTTGCGCATCTCAAAGTGGTCTTTGTTTGGGTATAGGTGTTCTGGACTAATCATGGCTCGCCAGTTGACGGAGCCATCTTTATTGAATTTGTAATCAACAGACTCTAGGAGTCCATGTTCGTCGCGCTTCCAGAGATCTGGGCCGTGTAATTTATTATTCTTCATATAGGTATAAACTTTCTAATTCTTTAGATGAGGCATCATCATAAACGAAGTTATGAGATTTGTCAAGTCTATTTGCGGAAGATTCTGAAGAGTATGTATCGCTATTAGATATGAACAGCTTCTTTGAAAAGAATTTCTGGCTATTTATTTGTTTTTCGGGCTTAATGTCTTCTATAATATCAAAATCAAAATATTTGAATCTTATGTCTGAAATGTTCTCTTTATCCTCGCAAACAATCAAAAGTCTAATTTTTTTGTTTTTAATAAAATTAAAAAACTCATTCAAATCTAAGTCGTTGTGGCATTTTTTATATTTAAAGATAATTTGTTTTATATTGGTAAGCGCATTTATAATCTTGACGTCGAAACGTTGTTCAATATGCAGGTTCACAATACAAGTTTGACACCACTTAATAATGTGATTGATGTCAAAATGAATATCCGCTCTGATATTTACAGGTTTTCCTTGTAGTTTTTGAGAGAAGGCAAAAAAGTTTGGGACAATCTCTACGCATTCGTTGTGAAAATGCTTACCTATTTTGATTGTTTTAAATTTTATTTTATTTAAGATGCCTAATTGATCCAAAATGTTTTGAGCTATTACTTCTGGTTTAATTTCGTTTATTCTATCGCAGGCAGCGCTAAACGAAGGTTTTATTTCAGAAAAATCTGGAGAGATGCTGATGGACTTATTTTGCTTATGCCAAAGGGGTTTTGAGTTTTCTGGATATAAGTTGAAATGCACAATTACACAGGGTACGTCATAAGCTCCTGCAATATGCCCAGGAAGACTATCGCACCCAACATGTGTCGAAGCTTTTTTGATTATATAATTCATTTGCTTGTAAGTTGATCCCAAAAAACAATAATCTACGCCTTTAATTTTCTGTTCGTCTGGGCCTCCTATTTGGATGATTTTGACCTCCTCCTTCTGTAGATGCGGTTTGATTAGCTCCAGCACGATATCCCAATATTTGTACATAGCCCCAGGCATCTTATTGGAAGATTGTATGGTGATATACTTATCAGGCAGACCTGGAAAAAAATGGTCAGTTATTTGCGGTCGGCCAATTTTAACCCCCAAATCTTTTGCGTAAACTTCAGCTATATGACTCATATGATTTTACCTCTTTGATTTCTGAATCCGAAAGCATGTTTATTTCGCTCTTAAAAGAAAAACGCATGTCGTTGGCGTGATAGACGTCTCTGGCCAATCTAATAAACTCTGGGCCAAAATCTTTTTCACGTTCCATTTTTCTTATATTATCTTCGATGATCCATAATGACCTATTAAGTTCAAAGAGGTCAGCTTTCAAACTGATAAGTTTGAGAGGGTCCAGATTTGCAAATTCTTCATTTTTTAATATAAGACGTTCGTAGAGTTCTTTTAATTGGTTATACTCAACTGTAATATTTTTGAGCTTTTTGGGATCGAAAATCATTTGCATTTTAATCTCCAAAATAGTTAGTTTATCAATCAACTCTCCAACTGATATAGGTATTTTAATTTTCATGTAATTTAAATTGTGTTTTTGCTTTGCCGTTATGGTGGTAATTGATAAGAACCTGAGTTCCATAATGAGGCAAGAAAGCCATATCAAATAACCCTTTATATTCACCCTTTCCTTCTAGAAAATGCAGGTTATCAATTTCTTTTGTGTAGGGTAATACTTTATAAACTTTTGGGTGGTCCTCAATGTAGTCAAAGAATTGGTTTTTTGTGAAAACGTAAATGTCGTGATCGGGGTAGAGATCTTTGAGGTTATCCATTAAAGAGTTCAACCATAGAACGTCGCCAGCAGATCCAGGCATTACGACAGCTATTCGTTTTCCACTATCAAGAAGGTCTTCTAAATTTAAACCATTTTTTTCTCCACCAAAATCATAATCATAATCTATACTAGGCATAGCATCAAGGATTGATTCTAATTTTTTACCAACAGCGGTTGTTGAATAATTCTCAACAGTCCACTCTCTGGCTTTTTTACCCATTTCACGAAGCTTGTTTTTATCCATTTGCCAAACTTTTTTAAGTTGCTTTGCTATGCTTGATGGATAGGTGGAGGCTTTAATAAATTGCGTACCTGGCTCTCTATATTCTGACCAATCAAGAGCAAAGCTGCCACATTCTCGGCTAGAGGAATCTTCGCCACAGGAATAGTTAGTGACAAGAGTAACTAGTTCGGTCATCTTAGCTTCAAAGATGGGTATTTCCATACCGCCACTAGTAAATGGGTGGCAATAAACATCCATTAGGTTGTAAATTTCATTAAGCTGAGATTCGTTAACTCCAGCTTTGACGTTGGTAGTGTTAAGAGATTTCTCGGTTCCGCAAAATCTGCATTTCTGTTCCTGCCCAACGAAAGATTTAACTTCATACCGACTACAAGCAGAACAAAAATAAGTAGTAAGGATATCATTTGGGTTAATATCTTTTTCTTTTATAAGTCTAGGGATATCCCAACCTTCTGACCAGTGAGTATGCAGAAGGAGTTTTGCTTTAGGGCAATCTTTTTTAAATATTTTAAAACCCTCCAGCAAATTGGGTACGCTTTTTCTAAGTTGATTTCTAAATACAAAGCCAATAATAAATTCATCAGACAATTTGAATTTATTCCTAAGTTCTTTGCGATGCACTTCGCTGTGTCTATAAAAATCCTCAGTGTTTACAGTGCCGTGTAAAGTGTCAACGTGATCGTGACCCATTTCTTTTAAGTCTTTCTCTGCGAAGGAGGACCATGTATAAAAGTTTTTTGTTTTACTCGCCGCTTCAATAGCTTGTGGCAATATGGGTTGGCTATCTAAGGTAGTCCAGATCATATTATTGATCTTATTCCACCAAGGCTTTTCCCAGAACTTACCAAAAGCCCAAATATCTTCTACGCCTAAATAGATGTCTGGTTTGTATTGCTTTATAGCTTGGTCTATTGTCCCTCCGCCATAGCCAGCTTCGCGAGCCTTTTGGGGGTCTGCATTAAGCTGACGTAACGCTGCTTGGTTATTGGTAAGAGAACCTTGCGCTTGCCACGGCCTTGTTTTTAAAGATGGATCATCCCACTGAGTACCATTAGCAAATTCAATCAGCTCATACTTTTTTGTTGAATAAAGGTGGCGGAGTATATTCTTTGCGTTTTTACCAAATCCTGTAAACGCTTTAGCTCCATTTGAGTGGAATAATATCTTCTTTTTCATTAATAGTTAAAATATTTAAACAGGAATAGGTCAAATAAACCTTTAAGTGTTCTAGCTTCACCAAGTTCCATTCCCATGCCGAATTTTAATGTAGAATTTTTTACGACGCTCAATGAGAAAGCTTTCTTGCCATCCTTCTTTGTGTAAGGTTTAAATGAAATTATAGTCTTATCATCGTTGTAACTATGGAAGGCAGAAAATTCACCATAGTTTTCGATAGCGTTTAGCATGCCGCCAACTTCATTCTCGCTTAGTTTAAAATAAATATTTTTCTCTGGGTCTTTAGCATTAGCACTAAATGATCCATTTTTAGTTTTATCATTCCACGACGCTTGCTTGATAGATTGCACAAGTAGACTCGGTTTCATTTTATTACCCTCTTTATCTTGCTCTAAGATTTTAAAAGAGAAGGCGCATCCTGTATTAAAGGAGTTCGGTTTGTAAATATCGTGCTGTTTCATTTGCACTATTATATAGCTAACTACAGCAAATTCTATAAACTTAACTACATAATTACATGTTTTTAATAATTTCCAACTGCTCTATATCGTAAGTTTCGACAGTAGGCATTACAGTAAAGAATAGTTTATCAAAAGACTTAATGTATTCTGGGAAAACCTCTTGGACGACTGGTTTTAAATTTAAGTACGTATTCATGTATTTGATTAAATACTCTGATTTGTAGTAAGCTCCATAAACTATAAAATGAAATAAAATTTTATGCAATAAATCTTGAAACAATAAAAGCATATTAAGCTCTCTCTTTTCCCGAAAGTTGTGTAGGAATTCATCAAGGGTTATATCTCCCAATATTCTAGATGAGTTGTAGTATTTTTGCAAAAACTCCTTTACGGTTTTCTCGTTATGGTATAAGTACAGGTCGGTCACCGTCTTCAGGAGGCTGTAATACAAATCACAACTATGGCAGTTCTCAAAATTAATCAACTTTATATGACCCTTTAAATATAAGACATTAGAGTTTTTTATATTTCCATGAGATAGCACAAGTATATCTTCTTTATATTTTGGTAGGTATTCTTTTTTAATTTTTAAAAAGATTTTTTGGAGATCTTGTGTATTTAAATTGACCAACTTTTCAAAAATAAGTACTTCTTTTGGGTCTACCATCTCGAATAAGGATGAGATGGATTCGTTTTGCAGGAATTTGCTTTTAAAGCTCGCGGCATTTTCGTTTTTGCTTTCATGAACGCCGTCCATGACAGAACAAAGAGTGCCTAAATTATATATCAAATCATCAATTCCAAAATCTTCAAAATTATCTCCATTTTCCCATGTTGTTAGCAAAAATTCAATACCGTCTTTCTCGTCGCTCTTGTGAGCTATGATGCTAGGGCTTATATTATTGGGGATGTGTTGTAGGGCGTTTTTTTCTGTAGATAGTTTTTGGTTCTCTGGGTCTAAGCTAATTTTTAGTAAAAACTTATTATTATCAATAACTAAACCGTAGCTCTCATAGAAAAAATTAGAAGACACTTTTGAAACCTCGATTTCCGCCACTTTATTCTTGCAAACCTCATTGATGAACTTTTTAATTAAATCTTTTTCAAATCTCGAAGCTTCTATAGAATTTTCATTTGGATTAGTATCTACAACTGAATAATTATTCAATTTAACCTGTTTGCTTGCTGTCGCCATGACAATATTATACACAAAAAAGGCGGTATTTCTACCGCCTTTTGTTTTAGATCTGAGTCTTCCCCATTGAGAGCTTTTTGAGGCTCGTCTTAGCGAATTTTCGCATTACACTTGCGTTTCGATCTCGAACCACCACATACTTAGGGGTCTCGCGCACAAATTGCGCGTTAAGTGTTTCGCCTTGCCGAGTGGTGAGGCCAAAAAAACGGCCCTTACTTTCGCTGATTGCTTTTACAATACGGTTTATCTTATTCATTTTGTTCATTTTATTTATTAAAATCCTATTCTTCCAGAAGAAGATATATTTTTATTCTGTTTGATGCTCTCTTTTGGGGCGTTTAGTTTGCTCGCAAATATATCGTATACTGTCTCCATGTCAACATTAAAAACTTTATTTTCTAAACTTTTTCCCCATTTTTGTATGATCTTAGAATACTTCTTTTCTAATTTGTCGTATGCAGGAGTTTGTTGAAAATCTTGATCAGATAATTTTGCCTCCATATCTTTTGCTTTTTGAGGCCGCACGATGTTTATTTTTTTTGTTTTTGCTCCCGATTCATCTAAGATATCAAAAGCTTTGTCTGGAAATTTTTTATCGCTTAAATAAATATCACAGAGTTCTACAATTTTTTCTACTAATTCGTCCGTATACCCTACTTGGTGAAATTTTTCATAAGACTTCTTTGCTGTTTTTAACAATTGAAAAGTTTCTTCCTTAGTTGGTTCGCAGACGTCTATCTTTTCAAACCTGCGATTTAAAGCTGAATCTTTTTTGAAAAAGCGATCATATTCATCTTTCGTAGTAGCGCCAACACAAGATATGTTTCCTCTTGATAAGGCTGGCTTCAGTATATTAGCAAGATCCAAACTACCCTCCGAGCTGCCAGCTCCAATTATAGTATGAATTTCATCGATAAACAAAATATAGTGATCTTCTTTCGATAAGCAGTCTAGAATCTTTTTTAATTTTTCTTCCATCTGCCCTCTGTAAATAGTTCCAGCTAAAACAGAAGTAAGATCTAAGCATAGAATTTGTTTATGGAGCAAAAGGTCTGGGCATTCTCTTTTTATAATTTTTTCTGCCATACCTTCTACGATAGCGGTTTTTCCTACACCCGCTTCGCCGACCAGAATGACATTGCTTTTGTTTCTGCGAAGCAGTACTTCAAAAATCCTTTCAATCTCTTCATCTCTGCCAAAAATTTCAAATTCATTTTTTTCAGTTATTTTTTTATTCAGATTTTCGCACCACTCATCCATTTCAGATGAAGGAGCTTCTTGTTGTTTCCCATTTGAACCAATAGTCGATGGAACCTTTTCTCTAGGAATACCTTCTTTTATAATTTCTTTTAAATCGTCAACAAGCTTGGATAAGTCTACATCTAAATGAATCAAAAATTCAGCAATTTCTACTCTGGTGCTAAGTATGGAAACCAAGATGTGATCTATACCAATAAACTCGTCTTTGAATCTGGAGGCTAATTTTTGTGAGTTCTCCAAGATTTCATATATCTCTGGAGCAAGTATGGCTTTTTTTCTTTTTGGCTCTTTATATGACGTAATTGCGTGTTCGATGCCCTCAGCAACGCCACCTTTAATTAAGCCATTAGAGGAAAAAGCAAAGTCGATACTGCTGTGTGTTAATCTCAGTATAGACAGAGTTAGATGCAAGTCTATAACCTTCAGGTGGCTAAAGTCTTTGGCAATAGTAGCTGAATCGCTAATTGCTTTTTTTGCAGAAGGAGTTAGGTTAAAGTTAGATAAGTCCATTATTTAATTTCAGATAGTTTTGTGTAGATTTTTTCGTCAAGAATAGAAATTCTCTCTCCGAAAATGACATCGTCGCCTTTGCTTCCATAGATAAAAACAATTTGATCTTCTTTTGGTTTTTTGCCTCCATTATTTAGATAATTATCTAGTGTGGAGGCTCGCCTGTTATTCATAAGCATGAAATTAATTTTACCGAAGTCATCTTGCACTTCTACTCTCATATACTTATTTCCCGCTGCGCTTGTTCTAGAAATACAGTCAGTGACCACGCCGACAAGCTTTACTCTGTCATTATTGTTTATTGATTTTAATTCAAGACTATTGTTTAAGTCCTCAGATTCCTTGAAGACATCTTTGATTTGAGTGGAGTGGCTGTAGCCGAGATACTTGCGTTCAAAAAACCAGTTCGCAAACTTGAGGTGATCTTTGTTTTTGTCGTAAATTTTTCTGTAAGAAGAGTATTTTCTTTTGAATGTTTCAAAACGGGATGGCTTCATTATTGGTTTAGAGTCGTCGGCAACCAAGTTGTCTTTGACAATAGAATGGATAGCTTTCAAGACGTCGTGATCGAACTTTTCGCCAAGCTGTATTATATTGCGCTTCTCTCTTTCAGTTAGGATATTAAAAGATTGAGCTTCCAATACCAAGCGGCAACGGTTTGGTATGGCTTGATTATCATCGCAAAAGGAATCCATCATGCCTCCTTGAATCAATCCAGACAGAACTCCGATATTAACTCCAGCTTGCTTTGCTGTTAGAAAGATGTCGTATTTGTTTTGATTCGTTTCTTGAGCTTTTCTAAACTCAACTAAGCTTTCTAGTGTTTTCTCAGACACCCCCTTAATACTGTTAACGCCGAACCTGATGTTTCGACCTTCTTTCTCAAAATACACATCAGATTTAGATAGGTCGGGCGGTAGCAACTTCATATTAAATAGGCAAAATTCTTGGTTGATTAACGCTATTTCTGCATGAGAGTCTGGCTCATGCTTTGTCATCTTTAATAAACTCAAGAAGAACTCTTGTGGGTATTTGAACTTTAGATAAGTTGTTATTGCAGCTAAGATAGCATAACTAATTGAGTGCGATTTATTAAACGAATAGTTGGCTGAGTCTTCTGCCACTTTCCATAAAACATCTCCAACTTGGCCGTCTAGGCCGTTTTCTTTGATCTTGTCCTCAATTTTAATCTTCCAAGCAGCCATCTGGTCAACTTTCTTCTTACCCACAATACGTCTCAGTTGCTCTGATTCGTCTAAAGTGAAGCCTACCTTAACAGCCATTTTCATCAACTGCTCTTGGTATAGTGGGATGCCACCAGTGTAAGATAGAATGTCGTCAAAATATTCATTAACAGACTGGAACTCGCCAGTGCTGGTATAATCTCCATACACATCAAGATAGTCAAGTGCGCCAGGGCGAGCAATAGCAACAACGGCTGAAAGCTCCTCCAAATTCCTTGGAGATATTTTTTTGCATACCTTAAAATTTGTGTCTGCTTCAATTTGAAACAAGCCTTTCGGGGCTTCAATATTTTTAAAGTTTTCATAAATTTCTGGTAGTTCCACGTCTACGTCTTCCATGTTAATACCTAATTGCTTGCAGGTTTCATGCACGACCGAAAGAGTACGTAATCCAAGGATATCGAACTTAACCATCAGAGATGCGACATCGTTCATGTCATAAGCTGATATAAGATCGCCATCACTTGTCCTCTGCATTGGCATAATTTCTTCAATATTATAGAAGCTAATAGCGATGCCTGATGGGTGGACTCCTGTGTTTTTATTTAATCCTTCTAGCTTTTTGGCTATTTTGAATACTTTTGGATTTTTATCTGCAAATTCTTTAAATTTTTCACTCTCTTCGTAAGCCTTATCTAACTTAGCTACCTTGCCGAATTGTTTTGGAATATGAGTTCCAATACTATTTACATCGTCTTCCGACAACTCTCCGACAATTTTACCACACTCTTTTATGCACAGCTTGCTGCTCAAAGTATTCAAGGTGAGAATTTTGCAAGTTCTACCTTCGTGCTTTTTCTCAATATACTTGATGACCTCCTTTCTTCGGTCATAAGAAATATCATTATCGACATCAGCCAGAAGCGATCCGTCGAGATATGTAATACCATCAGATACTATTTGTTTGGCTCGGCTCTTGGATACAAATCGCTCAAAAAACAAATCGTACTTAATTGGATCAACATTTGTAACGCGAAGAAGATACAAGACCAGTGAGCCAGCAGCGGAGCCGCGACCTGGGCCTGTAGGTATGCCATTTTCATGGCAATAATTAAGAACGTCCCAGTTGAGTAGTATATACTCAACAAAACCAAGCTCTTTTAATACAGCAAGCTCCATCTTCACTCTATCGTAATACTTTTGCTTATTATCTAAAGAGCTAATCCCTCTATCTTTCACGCCTTTTAAGCAAAGCTCTCTTAGGAGATCAAAATTAGATGCGCTAGTAGGTATACCTAGTTCTTTGTAGAATTTCTCATCTACTTCGATTTCGGGCAGTCTCACCCCTACTGGCATAGGCTGGTTGTATTGCTTTAATTCTAACATATACCTTTATTATAGGCATACTCTTTAAAATTGCAAGCTAAAAGTACTTATTAAATGGAACAAAGATATTCAAAAGAATTCTAATAATTTTTTTAAATTTTGGATGCTTCGCAATCACTTTAGTACAAAAAGACGTAACTGGGTACGCATAATACTTAATATAACTTATAAAAAAGATACTACACATTAGTTTATCGCGGATTTTTGCGGTTCGATCAAACTTATCTTTTGTGGCTTTGGTTTGTTTTTTTCTTGCCTTATTGTTTATTGACTTTGCAGAGATGCAGCAAACTTTTTGCAAAACACCGTCAAAAAAAAACAATTCAAATACGACACTCCAGTCTTTATCAATAACATCTATGCCTGTGCGTGGGCTAATTGTGATTGACCCTTGGAAATCTTCATCCATCCAATATTCGCCTTTTTTATTGATTGACATTTTTTGAGAAACCTCATCATTTCCCAGATATTCGTACTGTTCAAAATGCTGCGATTTGAGGTTTCCCCCTAGAGAAACTAGGTAATTTGACAATGACCCATCTAAACTATCCGTTTTAAAGGAATTTAGACGCTTGATTATAGAAACGACCTCTTTTGGTAGGTTTATTTTACCCCACTCAACGGTTTGGATGAATTTTTCTATACTCTCAAATGAAACAATATCGGGTCTTCTCATAAGAAGTATTACACCGTTATATATCTAATTCCCAGATCTGTTTTTGAAAAATTTCAAAATTCTTTTCGATATCGTACAAAGCATCGTGCAGTTGGTTTTCATCGAAAGGAATATCGTAATGCTGCAACAAGAACTTCTGATTAGTCTTTAATTTCCTTTCTCTATAATTTAGGTATCTTAGCTGCCAAGTTAGAAACTCGTCCTTGTCGGGCGTCTTATTGCCCTTGGCGATAGCCGTGGCGATAGCCTTCGTATCGAAACACCTACTAGCGAAAGAGTAATCCATTTTTAGATTCAGGTTCCGAGCAATCACGCCCAGCATATACAAATCATATCCCAAAATATTTTGGCCGACGACAATAACGTCATCTTGGTTAATCAACTCAATAAACTCTTTGAATACAGAAGCTGGATCTTCAGCTTTGGACTCGTAGTCTCGCCTGTCGAATCCTGTGATTCTAGCCGCACCTTCTGAAACGTTTAAATCATTCCATTTTAGAAATCTATTGTGTTTCTTTGTTATTTTTTTGCCAGTAGCTTCGACATAAGCTAACTGCCAAGGTTTTGACGACACAAGGTTTAAGCCTTCGGTTTCTGTGTCGAAAATAACATATTTTTGATCGAATTTAAATCTAAGTAATTCTTCCATTATTTGTCCTCCTTCCATGCTTCTACGCAAAAACGATCACTGCCAAAATGGTCAAGTCGTGGGTTAGATAAACTGGCTTGCCTGCCAGGCTGACGATTGCAGATGCATTTATATGTTTGAAATGCATCGATATCTTCTTTGTTTTCATAATAAATAGATTTGGCTTTTATTATTCTCTTTTTGGGGCTGATGTTAGCGTACTCCTTAACTTTTTCTTTGAGTAAAAAGTCAAAGGGGAGATTATTGTCTTCCATAATAAAATCGATCTCGTTTGGCAGGCGCGGCATGCAGTTAGCAAAACTAGTAAGGTTTTTATGCAAGAATGAATCATAAAATGGAATTGCAAACTTTAGATTATCGTAGTCGAACCAAGGCGTTTTCAATTTTTTACTGAAGCTTTCGGTATGTAACTTGTATAGATCCTTACATCCTTTATCTCCATCTGCAAAAGCCAACACCTTACTTTCTGATTCTTCGCTTTCATCATCATTGTATATGGACACACGAAGGCCGAATTTAAGACGACTCCCGAACGATCTAAAAGCTTCTGGAAACCCAGTCATAGAGTCTTCTACTATGAATACGTCTTCAATCTTGTTATCTGTGCAGATGCGATCAATATCATTGACTCGCAAAATACTACGACCAATTGAAAAATGAGTTTTGAATAATGGAATCATTTAGCTACGCTATTCTATTAATATCGCTTTGTCAAGTGTTTTGGGCAGCCTCCATAGTGTTTTACTTCATGACTGCCGCCCTCTGGAACCATCTCCTTGTCAAAATCATCTTGGAAGCATGAAGAAGCAAATTCTCCATCTTTGTTTTTAATTTCAACGTAGAAAAAATCAAACTTATACGGACAATGCCACATCACAGTGCCATCTTTTTTGAGTTGTCCTTTTTCTTTTGCAAAGCCGCATTGAAGTTTGCCGCCGAAGGAGCCGTCGGAAGGGAAGCCTTTATCTAAAGCAAAGTTAGATACCGCATTTTTTTCATCAAAATTTTCCAAATAATCTTGGATTGATGCCAATTGCAATTCAAAACCTTCTAGATCGTCTTCTTCAATAGGGTCCATCTTCATTAGTCCGTTTTTGTTTAAGTCAAACTTTAAAAACAAGAATTCTGAAGTTCTATTCGCGTATTCTGGGAATAGGTGCTTGATGGCTAAGCAATACATATAGTCTTGTAGGTTGTCTTCTTTTTCTTTACCTTCAAACATCTTTTTGCTTGTTTTGTAATCTCGGATAATAGCTATCTTTTTATCCTTATACAGAAAGAGTTGGTCAATAAAGCCTCGGATATGGTATCCGTTTTTCTCGATGTCAAAGCCTAACTCGGAATGAGCTTCGTCTGGCACGCCCAAGTCTTCCCCGTGGAAATTACAACTAAGGCCATTGAGAATCATCTCTTTGATCATAGTCATGTTGTCTTCGTCTGTCACCCCTAGTTCTGTAGCATCTGACATGATCAAATCCTTGACAGCTTTAGCGGCAAAAGGATCTTGAGCTTTTACAACTTTATTAAAGTGAGTCTTCGTCTTTTCCTTTGAAAGAAATTCAAAAACATTGTGACACACAGTGCCTCGTCTAGCTCCATCATTATTAGTGTCTGGTAGTTTTTGCTTGTATTTTGTCCAGTAGATCCAACTACACGATTGCGCCGTCTTAATGCGACTTGCTGATAATTTAACTTCCATTTAAAATTTTGATTAATTTTTTGCAGTGAGTGTTTTTTGATAACGCCTCGTTTGATTTAATTTGCTTCAAGACATACTGTTGAAATTTGTCATCTCCCAGGCTCCATTTGTTGCATCGTCCGTGCCATTCCGTAAAGCCGCTAAGTTTGCCTGTGTCGGATTCTAGCATATCTCCAAAATCATTACATAGAGGCGGGTTTATTTTAATCACCGAAAGATCAAACACAGAAGCCAGCTTTGAAGCTATCTTAATTGACGCCAAGGCCCCAGAGTTTGTTTGCTTGGTGTTATCATTGTTTGTCGCTATAACAATCCTATGAAGATCAAAAGAATTTAAATAAGATATAAGCGCTGGCGAAGCGTCCAGCCCAAAAGTAACCAATACGTTTTTAAAACCAGCTTCATATAGAGCAAGGCAGTCCCCGATACTCTCCACTAAGATAACTTCGTTAAGGTCTTCTATCGGCTTGTGAGAGAGCTGGTGAGGGTAGACCCATCCACTCTTACGTCCCATGTGTTTCCATTTTGGAATATGCTCATCGTTAGTGACTGAGCGGCCAGAAAAGCCATGAATTTGTCCATCTAGGTTATGGATAGGAAAAACTATACGGCGGTACATCTTACCTCCCCCAGCGTAGCCGCATTTAAATTCATCTTGAATAGATGAAGATACCCCCTTTTTCTCGTAGAAGGTTTTCATTGGCAGTAGTTTTTCTAAATGTGATTCTGGGTAAATTTTTTCCATTTCTATAACGTCTTCTTTCTTTGTCTCAAACCCTTTTTGGTCTGGATTATTGACCATATACTCTTTGAGAGCTTTAGGGTCTTCTGTTTTTAAAGTCTCCTTGATTAGAGCGGTAAAAGGTTTTGCTTGGTCATCTCCGCCAAAATCCCTCCATACTCCAGAGTCTTTATATATTATAAGGGAAGTATTTGTTTTTCCATTGCGGAAGGTTGCGCGAGTTCTCCAGTGAGAGCCGCAATCTTGCAAGACATAACCTAACTTCTCTAATGAATGTTTGTACTCACTCATAGATCATCGAAGGATGGAATGTCAGAAGAATCACTTGAGGCTAAATTGCCCCCATGATTTCTGAAACTCATAATGTCTCGCAAGTCTCCACATTCTGTAATGTTGAAATTATGGAACGAAAGGTTCATGAAATTCTTACGAAGGGTGTCGTCTACCTGCACGGGCTCTACTGCCCCAGCAATATCCTTACCTAAGTGTCGGGACTTAACATTGATTAATTTATGAGTTCCAAACTGAGGTCCCTCTTCTGCAATTTCATCGTTTGTTTTTTGACGAAGAATAAACATATGCGAGCAAAATTGAGTGATTCGGTCTGAAAGAGAAACGATAGATTCGTCGTCAATGATATTAGCACTTTGTCTGTTCGTTGTGATACCGCTTCTGTTGGATTGTACAGAAGTGATCATTGGTATCACTGGATTGCCATCTTCAAGTATTTCTTTTTGGATGCATTTTTTAAATTTGTCTACCATTTCGCCGACTGTTTGCCATTCGCTTTTACTCCCGCCCCCGCTATCTGAAGAAGTTTTAATGTAGTCAAAGGAAAAAATCATTTTATTGCCTCGACCAACTTTTGAATAGTAAAACCTTTTAAGACTATTAATCATTGAATCAACATCCATTCCACCAACATTGTAGTAGTAGAATTTTAAATTTTTAACCTTCTTCCACACTGCTCTTACTTTTTGAACAGTTTCCGCTCCAGCCTGTCTCCACTTGCCGCTTTCTAGTAAATAGGATGGCACGCCAGATAGTGCAGCACATTGCCGAATAATCAATTCTTCCTTGCTCATCTCGCCATTATCAAAATGAAGAACTGGGACATCGTATTTTGCTGAAACCTTGGTGGAGTAATCCATGCAGTACTGCGTCTTACCCACACCAGAGCGAGCAACAATAACCGTGATATTTCCTGGACGGAGAAGAGAGCCGTAGATATCATTGATTTTTTCGTGAGGCCCCATCATGCCAAATTCCTCTAGTGGGTTATTGCCGCGCTCTTCAATGAACTCTTCCATTCCTTCGAAAATGTTTTCTGGAACATCAGATCCAATTTCGAACATATTGATGTTCTCGTTATAAATCTGATCAGCAGACTCGATGATCTTTAGGTAAGGCATATCCGCAGAAAGAGCCTTCATAGAATCAGCTATTTTCTTGGCAGTCTTACTGATTTCTCTGCGAACGCTATACTTCTTCAACTCCTTGATTGACGACTCAATCTTTCCTTCAGAGTGGATCTTGCGCATGGATAACGAGCGAACGTAATCTATCAATGAAATGTTTTCTTCAAACTTAATCCCAAGATCTTGGATTCTTTGGACTAAGACGATATCGTCAATTTGCTCGTCTCGCTCAGAAGCTCTCTTTAGGACGGCGAACAGCGTTCTATGCAAAAGAGAATTGTCATAAAAATCAGACTCTCCAATAAGATGCATGAAATTAAACAGAACCTTTGGTTTCTGAATAAAGGCTGCTAGGACTTGCTTTTCTATTTCGAGACTATATATCATATATAACGCATAATACATGCGCCGTAGACATTGTCAAGGGTTAATCTAGCTCTTCCGCTTCAATTATATTTTGAGAATACTCTTTAGTGTAGTTTTCAATAGATTTTATCAACCCAGACTCTGTTATTTGGGATTCGCAATTTGTATAAATAATTGGGGTTCCATCCTCGTTACAATAAGCCATTATAAAGCCTTTGTAGCACTCCGCAGAACCAGTAAGTTCATATAATTGTCGTAAAATTTTATCTGGAAGCTCGAATTGCTTGAATTTTGGTTTATCCATGTGAATTATTTTACACTACCCCAAAAGTTTTGCGAAAAATTCTTCTGACAATTCATCATCTGGGTATATTTGGAGTAGTTCTATTTTATTTATCTCACAAAAATCCATTTTTTTATCATCTCTACGTATTTGGCTTAAAAAATTAGCTCTAGTTCTATGAAAAAACGCAACAAACTTCAAGTGTTGTGCGCCTTGCACTTCTATAGCTATACCTTTAGTGTGGTTGTAAAAATCTAGAGAGAGTTGAGTGCCAACCACCTTAAATTCTTCGTACACGGCGTCATATTTCCAGTATTGATAAAGATACTTTCTAACTTCGGCCTGAAACTTACTACGGCACTTGCCATTCCACTTTATTTTATACTTATGAGCGTTTCTTAAGTTTTTTTCTTTGCCATGTAGGGTTTTAAATTTCATAAACGAGTAACCCTCCTGGTGCGCATCGTGGAGTGGCGTGGAGGGTGTTGTTAGGGTTATTTACACCAATTCTGTAATATTGGATTTAAAATAATTTATCAAAAACTCAGACAAACTTTTGTTTTCTTCAATAAAATTGAATACATTGGCTTCTCCATGAATTTTTTCTGGAACATCTGGGCAAAAATCTTTAACCATTTCTTTCAACTCTTCGCCAACGGTAATCCATGCTCCTTTTTTACTGATAAACTCCCACATATACAACAAATCTACAAGTTCTTTTTCAACCCAGATTGACGTGCCGTTAGTTCTTCCGTAGCGAATTGGGTAAGGTATTGTGTTGTTTGTCTTTTCGTTAGGGGATTTTTTGATAGAAGCTTTAGCCCAATGCCCAATAATTGGATTAGTTTTAGGGCAGGGTTGCTTTTTAGATGGATCTTGCAAAATCATATCCCCCCTATACCTAGGTTCAAATTCAATAATATAATTAGCGAAGTGAAGTAAGGCGTTGCCTCCAGTTGCGGATGTCTGACGCACAGGAGCCTTTGAGTATGGGTCAATCTTAATGTCTGCCCTCACTTGGCTGATGAAGATGGCCATATGGCCCCTTTTTGTAAGTTTAATAGACATTCTCTTCATAAAGTTGGCTGCGATGACCGCACCGCCAGCAACTTTGTTAGAATCGTAAAACGATTTTTCTATATCCTGCTTAGAAATCAACCCATCCACTGAGTCTAGAATAAAACAATATTTAAATTTATCTTCGTTTTTCTCGACCAAAGTATGTATTGCGTCAACTACAACCTCATAAATATTACTCTCAAAAACAAAACAAGTTCCTTGTACCCAGTCTTTAGCTGAAAAAACAAATCTTACGCCAGATCTTTTCATCATTTCATTCGAAAGCCGACCTTCAGCTTTGATATAAAACCCTTTAGACCCTGGAACGTCATTTAGCATATTTTTCATAACCTCCAATGAGGCCGATGTTTTGCCTCCCTCGTTCATTCCAACGAAACGATGTAGGCCAGGGCCGAATCCCCCATTAAGCATTAAATCAAGTTGCAGGGAGCCGCTCGAAGCTTTATAATCGATAGCATCTTCGAAGTTGTAATGATCTTCCTTTTTGTCTTTAAGAAATTTTTCTAGTAGTTCTGAATCTTTATCGCTCATTTAAATAGTTCTTTTGTGTTCTTTGGTTTATTATCCACTGGAACGTAGTCGTTTCCAGTCTTTTCTCCTAAATCGAACGTACCGTATTTAGATAGATCAGCTTTAAAATTGAAATTTCTCCATTTTCTGTCCATCGGCTTTACTAATGGTTGGGAAACTATGTACGCGAGACTGTCGTACTTCTTGGGGAATGTAGCTACCTCTAAGAACTCCAATGAGTATCTATCTTCAAGGTCCTTCAAAAGCTTCATTTCCCTAGCCCAAAAAAACCTTTTACCGTTTTTTGGGACATCCACCAATCTTTCAATGACGGCCTGTCTTCTTTTATGCGGAGTTAGCTTTTTTGATGTCATTTTTAACCATCCTACGAACTAATGTAGCAAAGTCAACACTTTTTTCCCAATTTAAATCTTTTTGAGCTTCAGATGGATCTCCCAGTAAAAGTTCAACCTCCGCTGGCCTATAAAAGTCTGGGTTTACCTTAACTAAAGAAATCTCAGATGTAGATTTTCCAAGAAGATTAAATTTTTCATCTACCCCGCTACCGCTCCAAGAGCCTTTAATGCCAGCGTTTTCGAAAGCTAACTCTACAAACTCACGCACCGTATGGGTTTCCCCAGAAGCCAGAAGATAGTCTTTTGGCTCATCTCCGTTCAGCATTAACCAAACCGCACTCACGAAGTCTTCTGCGTGGCTCCAATCTCTCTTGGCGTCCATATTGCCTAACTCAAGTAAATCAAAGTCGAGATCACCTTCAGATAGACATTTAGAAATTCTAGCCACAGCTTTGGTAATTTTTCTAGTTACAAACTCTTCTCCCCTACGCTCTGAATTGCCAACTTTAATTTTACCCACTCCGCCAGAAAAGTAACCCGTCTCAGTTTCAATATCATATACAAAGCAGTCTTCCACATCTCTAGCTATTGTTTTTTTAATTTCTTTCTTATTTTTTAGTAAATGGACGCCCTTTTTAGAACCACTTAATAAATTGACTTGATAATAAATTTTTTCATTTTGTTCAAAAACATTTATATTAAAATCTTTATTAGTTATTTCTTCAAAAATTAAAATTAACCCATGAGCCAAAATTGGAGAATTAGTCTTAAAGGATGTCCAATTAACGTCCAGAAAATCGGGTTCTCCATTTTTTAAGCCATCACAAGCGTAATACGCCTTAAAGAACTCTTCTTTGCAATGTTTTCCACTGTTTAAAATATTATCTGGAACTTTTTTGTGCTTAGTCTTTTTGTCATATATCTCCTCCCTGTATGTTTTGCAAACTTTTGATATGCCAGATACTGTAACTCTTTTAGAACCTTCTCCACCAAAACCAGATGGAGCATTTTCAATTCTGCATTTTGCATTAGAATGAGTTTGCTCTATACATTCAATAAAATCGTTCAAGATTTCAACGCTTTGATTTACAAACTGTATTTCATATTCGCTTACATAGCCATCGCCAACAAGATACCCTAGTATTTTGCATTGTTGAGGGGTTAAATTTATTTTTGAGAAAAGATTGGGTAATGATAAATGATCAATTTCGTCTTTGATTTTTAGTTTTTTGACTTGAGTTTTTTCTGCATTTAAAAACAAAGAATGATTAGGGGTCGTCTCTACGACTCCGTTTCTAGTGTTTGTTAAGACTAATTTTTGATTAGTTTTTTCTAGCGTATTTATTTTTTTTCTAGAAATAGCTTTGATGTTCACAAAAGATTCTCCATCCCAAATCTTTAAATTATCAAATTCTTTGGTAAGGATAGAATTTTCTTTCGATATATCTGCCCTTTCTGGCATTAAATTTCTAATATAATCTATTCTTATTTTTCCTTCCTTTGAAATCAATACAGGTGTATTTGCTGACAGGCATTCATGATTAAACAAATAACCCTGAACAGCAAAAAGATCATAGGAATCCCGCCAAACTTTGACAATTTGTCTAGCTGCAACTTTTGACGCCCCATAGGGGCTTCTAGGTCTAGACGGGTGATTTAAATCTTGCGGGCTATACGCAACATCGCCAAACTCTTCCGATGAACCAGCATTATAGTATTTACAATCAGGGCAGTACTTACGGATTGCTTCAAGTTGATGAAGGACTCCCATTGTATTGTTTTGAAAATGATTAACTGGCATTCTCCAGCTATTACCAACAAAAGAATTAGCAGCAAAATTAATAAAATAATCTGGCTTAATCTCCTCAACACAGGATCTAATGCTATGCTCATCCCCGAGATCCATTTCGACAAGCTCAAAGTTTGGGTCTTTAATATGCTTAATATTATCGTGATTTGGAACACTTAATCTACGGATAGCTCCATAAACCTTACAGTCAGTGAATTTCAAAAGAAAGTCTGCCATGTATGATCCGACTTGCCCCGTTACGCCTGTTACTATTACTTTTTTCATATTAAATAAATCTATTTTCTATATAGTAATTTGTTGGATGGTATATTTCTAGTTCTTTGTCTAAAAGTATTTTACCCCCATTAGATATGATTTGAGAGCATAGCCCTTTAAAAGCTTCATTATCAAAATTCAAATCTTTAACATCAGAAGCTCTAACCAGGCAGCAAGATCCCACGGAATCCATCTCCATATATCTTTCTTTCGTTAAAGAATATTCTATATTATATGGGGGTTCGTTTGTCCAAGTTGATCCATTTTTGTTTTTGTAGGCCCATGTATCATAGAAAACTTTTTCACTATTTAGTAATTTTCCATCTTCGCTTTTGACAAACCCACCTGGTCTCATAACCAATTTGGCAAATATTATTGGGGAAATTGCGGAGATTGTTTTATCTGATTCCATTTTTTCAACCAACTGATTTATGGTATCTTTTTGTGGAAAAATCAAATCCGATTCTGTCCATAAAATATAATCGGGGTTGAAATTTTTAGCAAAGGAAAAAAGCAGATTAGCTAAAAACCCAAGAGCATTAATTCTTTTAGCGGACGAAACAGACCTTACTGGACCAAAATTTAAGTCGTCACTTAATTTCAAGAAATTGACATTCTTATTCTTTTTTTGATTAATTCTGATATGCCTCTCTGTCTCATCTTGAGAGTCGTTTTCTAGGACATTTATAGATAGATTAAAATTTTTATTTAAATTTTGTTTTTGCTCCTCAATCGTATTAAAAAAACGATTAACTTGATCCGTTTCTATGCTGTGCCAACGAACAGAGTCTTTAAAGAGGGAGCATATGGCTATATTTTTCATATCAACGTATACTAATTGCTGCCAATGAAAAGTCTAGAAAAATAATAACTCTTATCGCATTCTGATGTTTTTGTGAATCTAAATTTTTTATACAAACCAACTGCTTCTGGGTTAAGCTTATGTACTGATAATTTTAAATTTATTTTACACTGGTCGGCGTAATTGGTTAAATAGCTCATTAGTTTTGTCCCATAACCTAATTTAACTTTAGATTCAACAATACATATTCCAAGCCAAACCGTTTCTCCATCTTTATCTAGGTGGCCATAGCCAACTGGATTGTCGTCTTCATATAAAAGAATTGTAATTATATGGTTATTTAAAGAACCCAAATCTCTTGTATTGAAATATGTAAATGTATCAGATGAGCTACCCATCTGTTCTATAAAAAGTTTTATGTCTTTATTGTTTTTGCCTACCTCTTTAAGCATCATAGTACTTTTTTAACAACGTCGCAAATTTGTTTAATTTCGGCATCTTTTAATTCTGGAAAAGACGGAAGCATAATAACTTTTTTATTAACATCTACGGCGTTTTCGTACACCTCATTTGAAGCGTAAGGTTTCATAGAGTTGACTGGATAAAACATCGGCCTTGTGTCTATGCCTTTTTTATTTAAATTTTCTTTTATTTCCTTAATTTTTGAGGAGTATATGGCAAACATCCAATTGGAGTGTTTTGCACCAACTGTCGTTTCTTGTAATTTTAAATTTTCTCCAATAGAGGAATTAAGGTTTTCTCTGTATGTATTGAATACCCTATCTTTTTCTGATAAAATTTCTTTGATTCTAAGCATTTGAGCATAGCCCAGAGCAGCTTGTATATTAGTCATTCTATAGTTATATCCAATATCACCGTGAATGTATGTCTCATCTTGAGCTTGCCCTTTTAGGTATTTAACTTTTTCAAAAATACTAGCGTCATTTGTGGTGATCATGCCGCCTTCGCCAGTAGTCAGATTTTTATTGCCAAAAAAACTAAACGCCGCACACTTGCCAAGTATACCTGTTTTTTCACCATTTAAAGATGCCCCAATAGATTCGCATGCATCTTCTATGCATAATATGTTATTTTCTTTGCACCACTCATATATTTCTTTGCCACATGGGTTACCTAACATATGAACCAAGAAAACAGCTTTTGTTTTTTTTGTTACCTTCTTTTTGATTTCGTTAAGAGATATGTTCCATGTATTTTTGTCTATGTCGGCTAGAATTGGCGTAGCGTTACAGTACTTAACTGCATTTGCGCATGCAATAAAAGTTGAAGCTGGGATTATAACTTCGTCCCCCCTCTTAATTCCATTGCTGAGTAGGGATAAATGACAAGCCGATGTTCCGCTATTCAAGGATACAGAGTATTTAGATCCAATAAATTTACTAAATTCATTTTCAAATAAATTTACATACTCTCCTATGGAAGAAAACCAACCTGAGTCAACGGCATCTTGGAGAACGTCTCTTTCTACTTTTGTTATCCAGGGTTTGTAAATTGGTATTCTCATTTTTTATATTTAAACCATACAGCAAGCATTACTATAGCTGATAGTAAACTAAGTCCGTAATTAATCAACCACCAAAAATCAAACCCAATTCTTAGGATAGTATAATATATGGCAGAAATATAACCCACAATAGAAAGTATAAAAAGAGAAAGGCTTACATCTTCTACTTTTTTTGTTTTGATACTTTTTATTATTTGAGGCCAAATGCAAGTGCTAAAACAAACAGTATAAACTAACCCTAAGAATTGTTCCATTCAAGCGCCTCCGATAACGTGGGAAATTTATCCAAGAAAATACGCTTGCAGCCTTCGGCTATTTGACGGTGTTCTTTTTGTGTTTCTTCTTGAGCGCGGAGATCAATGTAATGAATCCAGCTGCGCAGAGAACCAGACATATACATTGTTGTCTCTGTAGATAACGGCAAAAGCATTCTAGCGCTTTCTCTAGCGACTCCAGCGTTTATTAGCCTTTCGTAGGTTTTAAAAGCAAAATCAGTAAAGTCTTCAATGATGTAAGAAGCTGGCCGACTCATTTCGGCGAAGCATTCATCCATGATAACTGGGTCAACCGTCTCGTTACCAACCTGTCTATTCGTTTCTCCTTGCTTTCTAAGCTCAATAGGACAGAAATTTAAGGCTTCGGAATATCTTTGACTAAACTCTTGGAAGGAAAAAGATCGGTGTCTAAGAATTTGAGCAGCGATAGCTCGACTCGTTTTGATTTCCAATGTCATTGATGCCATTTCAAATGGCGACCAATGCTTATGCTTGATTAAGTATTTTAAAAGCTTCGGTGCTGTTTCTGTGTTTAGCTGATTGCTTGGGTTGCTGACGCGAGCGCAATAAGCGACAAGGTCTTCTGCGTTTTTTACCCCTTTAATTTCAGGCTTAGAAATGGATATTAATTTTACTGACATCCATATATGCTATCTTAAGTATGGTTTTTGTCAATAGATATATACGCATCTCTAGATTTTTTCCACTCAGATCTATGCTTTTTTACCCAAGTTAGCAGTGCTACTTCAAACCCTATATCTTTTCCTTTTTTTTTAGACTCTATCCATTTAAGTTCTAAAATTTCATCTCTTTCTGCTAGAAACTCCTTATATAGACTAGACCCTGTTGGAAAATTATAATTCATTAATCTTCATCCTGAATTTCTTTGACTTCAGCGAGGGAAGGGTTGATTTCAAGTAGGAAGGCATCGGATTCTAATTCTGCTTGTACTTTCTTGCCCGCTCTCCACTGCCTACAGGACCAATATCTCGCTTTATATTTAGGCCCAGGATTTGTATCGCATTGATGTCTAGCTCTAAATGATTTACGTCTCGCTGGGTCGTCTCTTTTGATTTCCATATTTGGATCTCCAAAGGTGACTTTTACAACATTGCCTTTGTCATTTTTTACATATACGCCAAATTTCTTTTTAGAACCTTTTGGAAGTCTGAATGGTTTATTTAAAGTTTTATTTTCCGCTTCTGTTTCGCACTCCCAATCTTCAGATTCTGAGTATTCTAATATTTCTGTGTCTGATATTTTCGAAGCTAAAAGGTCTATCTTGGCTAAGGCTAATTCTACTTTTGAATAATCGTCAAACATCGACTCGATTGTCAGGTCTAAAATTTCTTCTTCTGATGCTTTAGCTACGTCTTGGTCTGCCTTACGATAAGAGTCTTTTACCTTTCCGCCTTTTACCATTTTTAAGAACATATTAACACGAGCCATCGCCCAGCTACCTCTTGTTTGTCCTGGTCTGTGTGAAGTGGAAAAAGCCCCTGCGCCCCTGCGATAAATCTTTTTAAGCATACCTAGGGTGACTTTTTTGCTAGATTTTTCGTTATGCTCTTTTACTTTATTTTTGAGTGAAACTGTAACTTTGTCGCTAAAGGTGATTGCGCCAGCCGCAGAACCTGGCTCGTTTACGGAGGAGCCTCTTTTTTTTTCTTCTTTTTCCGCTGGTGTTTGTGCGGCGCTTTTGGGGCCTGAGCGATCAGCTTGAAGTTGTTTTGAGAAATCTAGTTCCATACCTATATATTACACTTTTTTTAAAAAATCTAACCCCATATTTTGTAAGCTATAATTGCGGCAACAGATGTCAGTAGTCCGCTCATAAAGACCCAAGTTATTTTACTGAACCCATTCATAAATGCCCTGGTCTCAGCGGTTGATTTTTCCATTTCCATTATCCTTGAGTTCATATCTTCAATTTTTTTAAAAAGAACATCGGTTAAAGTCCCTAGTTGAATTAGCTTCTCTTCGGCTCTAGCTATAGAGATGATGGCGTCTGATAATTTATCAACCTTTTCCTCTATTCGGGTTAGTCTATCTGATTTTTCTGTCATTAATATTAATTACACTAAATTATTGAAAATTTTTTAGAAAAGAAGTATTATAAGCACCTGCTGCCACACAAGTGTTTGCGCTTTTTAATCGATTGGCATTAAAATAAAAAATTTATGATTTTGACGTTTTATAAGCAGTTAGAAACACAAAAAAACGATTGAGCATATAGCAACAATCGTTTTGTGTTATTTTATGTTAAAGGGCTGTATTAGCCAGAGCAAGATTCACATTCGAGTAGATTTCTACTTAACTCTTGTGACGGATTTGTGCCTCTCTGGTAATAAAGGCTTTTAATGCCTTGCTCCCAAGCAAAAATCATCAGTTGGCTTACATCCTTTGGTGATGATTTGGGATGAATCATAATATTTAAGCTTTGAGCTTGGTCAATGAACTTTTGGCGTTGAGCAGCTTGGATTAAAACTTCTTTTTGGCTGATTTCTCCAAATGTTTTGAATACGTCTTTTTCCTCTTCGTTTAGGAAGTCCAAGTGTTGGACTGAGCCTCCGCTCACCAATACTGATTTCCATATTTCTGGGGTATTTTTTTCGTATTTTTCTAGCAAATTTTCTAGGTGTGGGTTTTTATAAGTGAACTTTCCCTTAGCCAAATCCTTTACAAAATAATTACTGTTCAGGGGTTCGATGCTAGGCGAAACTTGACCAAGAATAAAAGAACTGGATGTAGTTGGGGCAATAGCCATTGTAGTCACATTCCTCATTCCATACCCCTTTAGTAGTTCTGGTTCGCCATAAACTAAAGCCAATTGTTTTGATGCTTCTTGGGTTTTTTCAAAAATTAATTTATGAATTTCTGAGTTTAATACTTTTGCGTCGAAAGACTCAAATGGGATCATCTTAGACTGTAGGAACGAATGCCAGCCAAGCACACCAATACCAAGCGCTCTTTGGCGTTCTCCAAATTTAGCTGGAGCCTCCATGAATGGTAGTTTCTCACATTTTTCAATAAACTCAGTCATAACCGAATCAAGGAAATATGTTAAAATTTCTGGAGCATCAGTATCTTTCCATTCGTCGTAGTGAAGCAAGTTCATTGAGGAAAGGTTACAAACAAAAGACTCGTCTTCGTTTGAATGCAGTGCTATCTCCGAACAAAGATTACTGGCATGAATTTTCAATCCTTTGTCTTGGTAGACTTGCGGGGAGTTGTTGTTCATGTTATCTGAAAAGAAAATATAAGGATACCCGCTCTCGAAACGCTTCTTAATGATTGCGCCCCAAATTTTTCTCTTGTCTTTGTCTCCAGCCAGCATTTCCTTCATCCATTCGTCGGTAATAGTTACCCCAATAGAGAGATTTTGAATAGTGTTGCCGTCACCCCTGATCTTCAAAAATTCCAAAACATCTGGGTGCTCAACGGGAAGGTACGCAGCAAAACTACCCCTACGAACGTTTGACTGGGAAACAACATTTGAGATTGTTTCAAAGATCTCCATGAAGTGTACGGGGCCGTTAGACTTTCCGCCGCTATTGATATCTGCGCCCCTTTCTCTTAGATCGCCAAAGTAGCCAGACGTTCCTCCTCCAGCTTTTGTCATCATTCCAACTTCAGCGGCTTTGTCCAAAATTCCATCCATCTTATCTGAGATGTATGAGCCAAAACAAGAGATAGGAAGCCCACGCTCTAGTCCGAAGTTTGCCCAGATTGGGCTAGATAAACTAAACCAACCTCTTGACATATAATCTTCAAACTTATCAGCAAAGCCTGGGATGCCTAGCGTTTTTTGGGCAGCCCCCGCTATCTCTTTAATTCTCCCCTCTGGCGTTTGGTCGCCTTGAAGGTAACCGCGCTTGAGAAAAGTTTTTGAATCTTTGTTTAACCAGTAATATTTTTGCATTAGATTTTTTTCTTTTTGTAAATTAGCTTTTGCCCAAAGAGGCTGTAAGTTTGTATAGTTAAAGCATAATAACTGATCTTGTTCTTTTGTCAAGATAAAGAATGCGCAGGGTTTTTCTTTTTTTGCATTTATTGCGCCGCTTCTTAAAACAGGTCATCTTCGTTGAAACTTCTATCCTTTTTCGAGTATTCTACTGGGCGTTTAAAAAAGAAGTCTGTCGCGCTGTTTCCCAAAACATCTTCCGAAAACCAAATTGTTTTATCTACGACTTCCTTATCAACGTCAAAAACCTCATCCACGCCAATTTGTTTTAATGATTCGTTGAGTCTGTTTTTAATAAATTCTTTCAAGATGTCGGCGCTGATATTTTCTTTTGAGTAATCGCCCACAATCCAGTCAATAATTTTTGACTCAGCCTCAAAAGCGCAAACGGCTTCTTCTTTTAATCGAGAAATAAGATCGTCATCAAAAATCTCTGGATATTCTTCCCTTAAAACATTAACTATTTTTGTGCCTACCTTTGCGTGGATATCTTCTTCTTTGCTTGTGTACGCAACTTGCTGAGCTGTGTCTTTTAGTAGGTTTTCGTATCGATTAAACCAGTTGATGACATAAAATTGACTAAACAATGATACGTTTTCCACGAACAAAGTAAATAAAATCAAAGAATATACATACTGTTTCTTTTCGTCTTTGTAACATTTATCGAGATACTTTCTCAAGTAATCAACTCTTCCTTTGATGATGTCGAGTTTAAGGTTTTCTTCAAAGGAGTCTTCTAACCCAAGAACGCTTAAAAGTCTTTCGTAAGCATTATTATGAATAACCTCAATGTTAGCCATAACGTAACCAAGATCAGTAATTCCTGGGTGTGGGAGATGTTCTCCAAGGTTTGCCCAAAACTTTTTAACAGAGACCTCGACCTGGCCAATAGCGGAAAGAGTTCTTTTTACCATCTCTCTTTCTTGGTCATTCATGTTTACCTTAAAATCTTGAACATCTGATTGGAAATTAAATTCCTTGTCTGTCCAAAATCCATTATGCATGGCGTTTACAAAGTCCTCTGTCCAGGGATAGAGGTTCGGTTTTCTAGAGATTTGTTCTTCGAATAACATATGAATCAATTTACACGATTGGGGCGGCATGTCAATTATTTTTAACAAATTTGCAAAAATATTTTTTTGTACTTGACTTTCCGTGTACTCGATGTAAAATAGAGTATGATTACGAATGAGCGGACGAAGGACGCGAATGAGTAATTATATAA